GTTTGTACCATTTGGACCCGACGGTTTATTCGCAGCTTTCCCTAAATACCCCCTAAATTCACCTAGAGTATTATCTATTCCACATGCAATTGATCCTCCCCCCTCATTTGCCCAAGATGGCACTAATGGAGTCTTTCCATTTGGTCCCTTACTTGAAGTTGATGTTCCCATAATCCCTTCCTTTTATTAACTTATAAATTAGCTGTTAAACCAAACTTCATCTTTAATAAGACTTTTAAACCAAGGTTTAAGTTTTGGCATAACCTCTGAAATAAAGGCTTTGAACTGTGACCTAGTTTCTTCTAATTCTTGTGCTAGTAAAAAAGCACCAGCAAAGCCTGAAGGTATATCACTCCAATTTGAATGTTGTCTTAATTCCTCTAGAATTGAACGCATTACATTTTTTTCTTCCCCTTGAGGAATTGTTCCAATTGCTTGAATTGCAGATGGCGAGGATACCTTGGATGTTCTTATTAACAGCCTATACGTACTATCTGCAATTTCAGATAAACCTCTAGAAACTATGCGGAGTGGGACAGTTTCTCGACTCAAATACACTAAAGGTCTTAAGTTTTTACCTGCAAGAGGTGGCTCTAAATTAATCCAGTCAAAAAGAAAGTCTTTATGTTCCTTCCATTCTTTAGGTATTTTTTCTTCAAATTTTTCAATATCATCTTTGATGGTTTCAAGTTGACGGAATAATTCGGGCATTCCATCTGCCGTAGCATTTATCTCATTATAAAAAACTGATATTGCCGAAGATTTACAGCATCTTTCAAACAATGCCATTTTTGCAATAAGCTTCAGATCTACAGACATTTGTCGGGCACTTGCAATCATATTTCGCATACTAATAACATTTAGCATACGCTTTACAATTCTTGGATTACCTTCAACACTTTTAGACGTTGCCAATAATGGTGCTATACGATCAGCCACAGTAAAATCATTTAAAAGATTGCGTGTATGCGGACCATCCAAGTCTAAGAGTAGTAAAGCATTCTCCACACTAATTGGATCTTCTTTCCAAGAAAGCCGCAAATTGTTTTCTAAACCAGTTCTTAATTTTTCTATTTTGTCATCTTGACTTCCATAGGTTTCATGGATTGATGCATAGAGTAAAAATAAATATGCTCTAACTTCACGAGTACTAATTTTAGGAACTTTAACTGGAAATTGAATTAACTTGTCCAAATAATCTGTAATATGTTTTTCATCTATACCATTGAAGTGTTCTTTAACAGCATGTCTTACCATATCTTCATCAGCTGCTATCACAAATGCCGTATTTGGCATAAATAAAAAAAGGCGTAATGATTCCAATGTTTGTATCGTCTGTTTAGGCAAACATCTATCAAGATTATCTACAAATATAACTATTTTCTTCTTAAACCCTTTTAGTAAATCTGCAAATTCATTTTTTAAGGCAGCTATTTCCTTAGGTGCAGAAGTTATTTCTTCATTTAAAAGCTCTTTTAAACCACTCTGACCATCTTTTATTATTTTGGTTATTGCTTCAGCATCTTCTGAATCTGCTTTCCCTTTAACCCCATCACCGATAGCTTCAACTGCTTTGTATGCAGCACCAAAAGTAGGTACTCCAGCCATCCAAGAAGCACCTTCTACAGCCATTGCTAACAAACGTAATTTATTTACCCGCTTAGTTATCGTCTTGGTTTTATCTAAAAGGGTCTTATTACCATCTACAAGTTTCGCTATTTCCAAAGTAACAACTTCAATTAGAGCAGCTCTTGCATCATCAAACCCCTGATAGAGCCATGCATCAAACTTAATAAGAATATAATCTTCTTTCTTTTCTGTTTTTAGCCTTTGCTCGATCAAATTTAATATTGTTGATTTTCCTGTTCCCCAAGAACCAAATATTCCTATTGAAATCGGCAGCATCTTAGGATTACTTAATACATTTACTACAATCTCAGATGCTTCAGAATAATTTAAAAAATCTTGTTTTGATTCAATGTCTGACCACATAACATTATTTTTCGCAAGTTTCTATTTTATTCCCAATATAGCAATAAATATTTAAAATTCAATAAATAAAAAGTCTATGTGTATCTCCACGGAACATAATTATTTTCTTTTGCCCATACATATGCCCACTCAGTTAGCTTGTCCGATCTCTCTTTATCTGCCAAAAAGCCCGATACGGATAATCCAATATCTGTAAGTTGTGTTCTTGTTTTAACAACCGCTATAAATGGCTAGTATAAGCTTTCCATATCAACTTCAAACGTTAAAGCTATGAATTTATCTGCATTTTGATTACAATAATCTATTGTTTTCATTAATAATACTTAGACTACAAGATGCTCTCAGTCTACGAGAAAACCAAAAAATAAGGGAGCCATGGCTCCCACCTTTTATCGGTTTGCCAACTTATTTTCAATCCATTGATGGATTTCATAAGCTGACCAACCGATACGGTTCTGAGTGATTTTCACTTTCTTTGGAAATGTTGGATCATAATACGGTGAAAACTCATCCATCATTTCATAAATCGTTGAACGACCAACACCTGTAAATAAGACAACTTGCTTAATATTAATAATTTGATTCATTTGAAAAGTTTGACCTGTGAACGCATTCATGATGTTTACTCCTGATCATTGATGCGAGCGCTACTGCTCAAATAACCCCAAGGTCTGTAATTTTTTAACCTTTGAGCTCATTCAGTTCACCACCTTCACACTTCCCTGCAACCCCTGCTGAATATCCTGCACAAACCCATCACCCTGAATGAGCTTAGTTTTAACTTTAGATTTGGACTCAGGTTGTGCTTGCTCAGACTCAGTAACTTCATCTGTATAAAACTCCTGCACCAAATCCAAACCCTCTTCTGAATTCATCTCAAATCTTGCATTACTAAAACACTGTCGAGCCATCTGATCTAAAGCATTTTGATTAAATCCAGTTGCTTTGCTTTGTTGATCAATCTCTTTTGCCATTTGAATAGCTTGTTGAAGATTGACACCATCTTTGAGCGTTAAGTCCACGTAGTACACAGGTGTTCGATAGCTTTGTGTGGTGGACTTACCTCGTAGCGTCAATTGCAAAGGCAAACATGAAAGTAAACCATTCGATGCCGCATGGTAATAAGACAAGCGTGCTGCCAAAGTACGGATACTATTAAATCCTGTAGTCCTAAAAATAAACGTACCGAGTTCATCCGATTCATCTAAGTTGACATGCAATCTACCAAAAGGCTTACAGTTCCCTCCTTGTGCCAATGGGCATAAATCAGGGGATGGACATGGATGTTGTTCTACGCCTTGATTGGTTTGTCTTTGGCAAGTCTCACCATTGCCAATACATACGGGTCGTCCTGTTTGGCGATCAAATAAGGTGTACTCAGCTCTGAGATTAAGCTCAGGATCATTGAAGATCATTCGGACTGGAATTATTCTAAGTTTTTGGTTTTGATTTGGTGCTTTGGCTCGAAGTTGTTCATCCAGTGGATGTTTAATCCAGCCATCTTTTCCTTGGATTTGGCTGGTGATGGTAAATTGGTCATCCTTTTCAGGGAGTCGTTTACCATTCTTTTCAACAATTTTACCAATGCTGATTCTGCCGAGTATGGGTGGTGTAATCGCTAAACCTCTGATCATGGTGTTTCTCTCTTTTGAATAAATTAATGGGACATAAAAAAATCCCATACGCTCTGGCATGGGATTTTTAATTGTTTATTTCGTTTCAAATTACTTAGGCTAAATTTGTTTCAATCGTCATTTGCATAGATGTTGAAGCGCCTAGAACCTTGTTTACTTTGTGGAAATTGGATGAGATATTCAGGGTACTGTTTGAGTAATGCCTTAGTGTCCAAGCCGATTGAATCCTTAGACTTCTTCCAAGTTACTGAGCCTGTTTTAAAGATCGCTCGTTCAGCCTGTTGCATCTTGGCTTGTAGTTGGTGTTTCATCAAGTCGAATGTCTCTTGACCAGTTTCAATTTGATGGCGTGCTTGAATCAATTGCTCAAACTGTTGATTGGCTTGTTCATCTTCGGATAGGTCAGTGGTACTGAGTGGCACATGTTCTGGATAAAGCTGTTGTAAGGCTTTGGCTGCTGATTCAGATGCATCAGCATCAGGTGGTGTATCTTTTTCTACACATTCCCAGAAGTGTCGTTCTGCATGGATGATGTGTTGGATCACTGATTCTGAACGAGTCACTTTAAAGATGCGGGTTTCATGCCCACAGATCAGTACACAGATATGTGCTGCTTTCTTACCTGTCACCGCCAATTGATGTTGTACTTGGCAAAGTACATACAGAGGTACACCATCTCGCCAAAGCTTAGCACCATGTTCTCCTGCGGTTTTACATTCGAGAATTTGTACATCTGCATCACCGATCACAGAATAATCCAAATTGGCTAACATAAAGTGTTTATCGGGTTCAGGATGTTGGAGTACCGCATTGACTCGACGCACTTTGTAGTTGGTATGCATGCTGTAATATTCAGCGACCAACGGTTCTAGTCGTTTGCCCCAGTACAAGGGTGCATGCCCTTCCCCTTCATCCTCAATGTTCTGTTGAATGCGTCCTGTTTTAATCATCCACAATTCCAACATCGACATATAAGGATTCAACCCACACGCTGCGGCACAATCACTACTGCCAATGCCTTGTTTTCTCACTTCAAGCCATTCGGCTTGGCTCATGTGTTTGGTATTCACCAAGCGTTTAGCTGAAAAGAATTTAGGAGCAATAAATGTTTTAGACCTTGTTGATGGAAGTAATTGAGCAGATTGAGTCGTGATATTGACATGGTTATTCATAGCTACATTCCTATTGAATTATATTTTGGGCATAAAAAAACCATATCCTTAGATATGGTTGAGTTTTGTTAGATGATGGATATGGAAGGCTTTTAATAAGAGCGTAAAAAATCAGGCATAAAAAAAACCACACTTGGCGTGTGGCTATAAAATAGGTATGTGCAACCGAGGGGTATTCGCACATACTCAGCATGTTTGATAAGATTATTATTCAATCTCAAGCTTAAATGAAGCTTAAGCTAACATTCTTAATGCTTGTTCCAAACCTCGCTGTTTTAAGCCTGCGCCTGCCCCAAACCATGCTGAATCGAGCCGATGATCCTGACTCATTGCACGACGTTCGTGATCACAAAATTCTGTAATAGAACACAATAAGCCATAAGCCGTATCTTTGGCTGAAGATAGTGTTGCTCCTCGCCCTTGCCCATTAAACATGGTCATGACCTTAGACATTGCTCTTCGGTTAGGTTCAGTTTTATTCGACTCTGCTTGATTGGCAACATTGCGATAGAACTGAATGATGCTTTCATCCTGTTCGGCAATACTCAAACTCGTATTATTAAATACCGCATCAAAGTAAGCAGCAGCTTCTTGTTGAGTCACTTTTCGTTGACTGAGTTGTTTCATTTCATACATGTGTTCATCCCATGCACGGATTGAAATACCTAATTGTTGCTTGACCTTTTCAGCATCAAACTTGGTACTGTGTGGAACTTTGACTACACCATGGCTTGAATCTTGTCCTTTCAATGCAATGGCTAAGGTATTGTTACATACCACACGAATGGCGGTGAATTGTGCTGTAGTAGCAAGCGTACCATCACACGCTGTAGCTAGCAAAATATAACCATTACTAACATCTTTGCCTTTGAGTGCATTCGTTTGTCCAGTTTTCGCCAAAGCCCAGAATTTCTTACCACCTTTTAGTACGCCAGCTGTTTCCAGTTCAAAGCCTGATTGTTTTGTTAAGTCTTTGTAGAAATGTAGAATCTCTTGAGGTTGTACTTCCTGAAAGCGTTGACTGACCACAGATAAAGGTGCATGGGTATCTGAACGATAAAGTACCCGTTGTTCTTCAAATGGCATGATGATACTTTGCCCACGATCATTCTGTGCCATATAACTGACATTTGAAGATTCAATTCGCCAATCCATACCAGCCTGTTGAGCCCAAACCTCTATGGGTTGGTTATGAGTAAGTTGGTTGCCTAATCCATGCCAAGGCGTTTGTCCAACATATGCCATTTGTTCAATTTGATGTGCCATAAAAAATTTTCCTATTCGTCATTTAATTGTTTAGATCGTCTATCCAAATGTGGGCATAAAAAAAGGCTTGCATAAAGAGCAAGCCCAAATTGTGATTCATCATATTTAGATTCAAATCAATTGATTCACTTAGATGATATATATCTGAAATTATTTGAAATAATCTTAAACCAGTTCTGCTATTTGTATTTTAGTGTTGGGTTTAAAAATCTTATTTTACAACTGATTAAAAAATAATCTTTTTGGTGATTTTAAGGGCAATATCGATTTTTTAGGTAAATAATAATGTGCTTGTCAAATACTCAATACATAAGGAGAGAATGATGACAAAGACAGCAAATGATCAACGTTCAACGGTAAAAAATCCGAATAATGATCAATTTAAACAAGCTCAAGATAATCGTGCTAATCAACTCAATCCAAATCATCGACCAACAAAATCAAATAGAGGATAAAGAAATGAGTAAAGCGGGTTTTCCGAGCACTACAGGCAATCCATCAGGCGGCGGACGTGATAACAATCCCCCACGAAGTAAATAGTCAATTTTAGCAATCCTGCGATATCAATTCGGAAGGCCAGATATGTTTGCCTTCCGAAGGGTATTGATTTAAAAAAGCGCCCCATATCATTATAAACTCTTCCGATAAGGCTAAATCACTTACACTTGCTGTCTTTTTAATATGCTCGTAATAAAAATTTTGCCAATAATAAATTAACCATAAACCACTAATTGCATTGATACTTTCAAACCATTTTTCTTCTGGGAGCTCATTTTTTAGAAATAAGTAGTTTTCATAGCATACTTGCTCATAAATTTCATCATTATGAAATTCACCATAGGGTAGCCCTAGGAACTTATATACTTCATCCAAATAACATTGCCTTTGGTTTTCTCTCATTTTTTTTAAAAGTGTTCTAAATTTTTTGACTTGTTGATCATCTGTTTCTGGATCTAACCATTGATCAAACTTTCGAAGTTCAGGAATTTTTTTTAAGATGTCTACTTTTTGCCCCTTATTCGCTTCAAATTTAGCATTGATTTCACGAATAAATACCAAAAGATCAGTAAATGTTTTGGATGGATAATAAGGTTTTCCCTTTTTAAACTTAAATTTCAATGCTTGGTTCATACAAATGGATTTGAATGTCCATTTTCTTGATATTAAATGATCTAGGTGAAGTAAAATTAAGAGGATATTGATACCAGGATTTCTCAACATCGGAATAGAGATAAACTCTTTTAAAACTTCATTAAAATTGAAATTATCCATAAAAAAAATCTTTAATTTATTTGCATATTCCTCTGAAAATCCATTTCTTTCTAATTCTGAGAATAAATTAATGTGCTCATTCCAATAAGAAAAGTCTTCATTTTTAATTGGATATAGCCCTAAAATTTTTAAACAATATGAAAAAGGATAATAGCTCTCCTCCAATGCTAATACTGTGGCTGAATTAATTACAGTTTTTCCTGTTTGTGAACCTTGATGTTGTTTAGGGGGAATAATTTTTTCAGCAAATTCAGATTTAATTTTGATTAATGCAATTTCTTCATTTTTAAAAGTCAACTTGGCAAACTTTTTTTCAATCGACACTATTTTTTTAGCTAGATCTTTATCTAAATTTTTAATGATTGAATAGTTGAACGACAATAAGTCCATAAAAGACCCTATCTTTTAAATGCCTAGAGTAATTTAAAAAGCTTACCCATATTTTTTTTACTTCACAACTCCGCATGATTCATATTGATTTAACTCGCTTTTCAACCATGATTGATTGACTAAGTCTATCCTTAATTCTATCATTCAACTGCTGACCTACATCGTCAGTCGGTTTTAGCAGACCGTTTCATACAGCGCATCAGGGTATATTCTTCTGAGTATCTTTTATGCGTAAAACCTTCTCGTCCCTCTTTGCGGTAGAACGGGAGGGGGACGCGTTCGCGCGTGCTGGTTCTGTATGTCCAGTCTGCTAACCCCTTTTCGTTCTGCCACCATTATTTAGCAGTAATTGGTAGAACTTCTTAATACATACAGGAGTAGTCGCCATGACTAAGCATTTTCTTTCTTTACTCTTTTCTCTAGAGCTCTATCGGTTATTGCCGTGCCTCTGGCATAACAGCTAGTTTTTCATTCAACAGACATTCAATCTAAAGACTCATTTGTCCTTGGAATAGGATACCTTCGTCTTTGCATTTTGTCGTGCTGTTGAAATGATCAATTCCAAAATAAGCAATAACAATAAATTAGGGGGAATGATGAAAATTCAAACTTCAATTTTAATCATTGGCTGTTCACTCATAACACTCGGTTGTGCCAGTAAAGCTGAACGAGAGTTTCTTGGGGGTTGCCAATCTACAGGGATGGAACGATCTGCCTGTAAATGTGTCTATCAAAAGCTAGAGGCTAAGTACGGAGAGGAAGGATCTAAAAACAATCTTTACACCTTAAGCCAAACTGAAGCCTTTCAAAACGATATGGTGCAAACCAGTTTGGAATGTATGCGGGAGTAAGCCATGAGAGCTATTGCTGGAATCATCTGTATTGTTGCAGTCATTTGCTTTCTGGGTCTGCCATTCATCGGCATGATGATTGTTTTTGGTTTGTTTTACTTACTTGCTCAATATGCGTTTGGTGGAAATAAATGAATACATCTATTACTTCTTGGTTAATCCGTTCTTATTTAATTATCGGCTTACTGTTTGCAATTTATCAAAACTTTTGGGGTCAACATAGCTATAAATCATTTGCCTATCACTTAGGGCAAGGCGTGATTTGGCCAGCAGTCATGTTCCCATCTGTGGGTAAATTCATTGGTGGCGTACTTATTCTTGTAATCATCGGTGGCTTAGTCCTTCGGTCTAAATAAATTCCAATCTAAAAATATCTATAGGATTTTCTCATGAAAAAATTCACATTAATGGCATTCATACTGTGCATGTATTCCACATCTCAAGCAGCGCCCAATATCTGGCAAGATAGTTTTGCACAAGGCTTTAGTTTGTATTCCCTTCAAAATGGTCAAAACCAAAAATTGACCATTTCATGTAACAGTGGCGGTGTTTTAAACGTTGATCACTCAGTGGAACTCTCAACTGGAAGTAAAGCGTATGCAAGCTTTAACAAGCAATCATCTTTCAGCTTTATCATTGATGGAAAAGCACTTGAAGTACCCAATGAAACACGATCCAGACTGAATGGAAATGATTGGGATAAACTTATCGCTCATCTAGGAAAAGCCAAAAAAATTGATGTTTTTATTAACAATAAAAAAATGGCTTCGTTCATATCTACAAAAGCCAATAAAGCTTTTGCTAAAGAACTAGTTGAGACTTGTGCTTCGTTATAATTCTCAATTTTTTAATCGTTGCACTCATTCGATTATTGCTTATATCCATGATCAAAAAAGAAATAGGTATGCCTAGGCTTAAAAACCTAGGTAACTCCACCTAAGAACGATACTGAGTCATCCATGCCAAAGACCTCAACATTATGAGTCATTACAACTGCTTATTTATTTCTGTATATAAATGAGTTGCTTATTTTCTTCATGATGGGTGAAACATTTTGTTCGTTCTAAATGAGTTTCAACGTGATCTAACTTTATAGAATATCAAAAGGATAATTACATGAAAAATCATCTGCAACTTATCTTCAATATGATCATTATTATTGCCCTTGCTGGAATAGCTTATCTTGTATGGAATCAATCTAAGCAATCACCAATCAGCAGCAACGTTCCATTAGATATTAATCCTGATCAAATACACGCTTCGCAAGCTGGAACAATGACTGCCCACCAACCAGACATGCCAGAAGATAGTCATGAGGATTCTCTAAATCAACCAGAAATGACTGAGAGTATTCAAACCAATACAAACTCACCAATAAAGGTTCAATCTTGTGGTGCAGTTGAATACAGTGCTGATTGTGAGAATCGACAGGTACCTCGTCTTTACTTCATGTACAGCATGAACTCTAAAAACCCTGCATGGGTCGAATTTATCACTTTAGGTAAACCTATAGGATATCCAGATATCTTGATTGAGGAAGTACAGATTACATCTAAAGATGGTCATTCCTGTATGGTCGATTCATGGGGACCAGAAGGTGAAACTATAACAGATAGCGATATAGACGTTTTAATCACCCCCGCTTGTCTTGAAAAGCAAATTAAGCATGTTGACTTAAAAATTGATGGGAAACTCTATCGATTCGTTTAATTTTTAAATTAAAAAAATTAAGTTTTTCTACTAGGATAAACCGATGCCTCTCAACACATCGGTTTATTTATAGTTCTCTTCATCATTCCTTATTACTTTAGAATATAAAAACAAAACTTAAAAAATACACACGAAAACCTGTTAGTCTTCTATCAAGTCTATTTTAAAGCCATGACGATCATCTACCAAATTCACGTATTAAAACTGTGATGGCAAGATTCACAATAGAACTTTATTACAATTCCTGATTCTGAAGTGCTATGTCTCAATTCAACTAAATAATTAATCAAACCACTCAATATCACTTCTGCCAATTTCAACATCCAAGGTGATAATGATGAACCAGATGAAAGCCGCTTAATGAACATGGTTGCTAAGCCAAGCTTTGAGATGGATGTCTTATTTGAAAATAAATGAATGACTTGCTGCTGATGAGAAACAAATATTCGATGTACTTGAGTAGACTGGCAATATGGACAACATGTTGACATACCAAACATCTCCAATGAAAAAATATGAAAGGGTTTATTTCTATAAACCCTCATTTGCAATCACATAGATCGTGATCTTCATGTAGATGATGTATGACTCAGTTTTCTTTCATTAACCGAATGTACGCATACGCTTTTTACATTTGACCCTTAAGTGCTGATCTTCTTTTTCAGGTCGAACTAAATATTTGATCGTGTTTAACATATTATTCACTTGATCTTGATCTTTACGATAAATCATACCAATACCTAAACGATTAAGATCAGAGAATTGCTGAAGATACTTAGGATCATGACAATTAAAATAACACCCTTTACCTCTGGTGATATTTCCCCATATGTCACCTATTCGTTTGGCGATACCATAAGCTTTCTGATGCTCATGCCCTTTGTAGACCAATAATAGATGACAATGGTATCCTTTGTCTTTGCCCTGTTCTAATGCCCAGGCATATTCTATTAAACCACTAAATATTTTGTCTTTATCACGCAAACGAGTACGTAATACTTGCATATCTTCATTAAACTCTTGAATACCAACTTGGTCTTGATGTTTAAGAGGATAAGCTAAATCTACACGAACCACTAAAATACGTGAATAGCGCTCAATGACTTGTTCCATACGCTCCACTAAATTATTCGAATTTACTGATTCACTATAACGATGATCACGTAATTGACGTAAATGTCTACGATGGTGTTTATTAAACCCTTTTTTAATTTCAGTAAAGGAAACATGTTCTAATTGTTCATATAAAGATTGCCAGTTATATAGGTCTCTATCAAAATCAATGAGTAATTCAATTAATGCATCGACATAAGCAGAGTAAGAGAAGTCAGGATTATAAATTTCATCAAGCTGAAAAATTAGATCAGTTAGTTTTTCAAAAAATCGACGTGGCTGTCTAGATCTATTTATAACATCATCAACAAACTCTTCGATTTCAATAAGGGTTTTAGATTCATTAACTTGTTTGTTCATGTTACACCTATGAGGATTTAATTCATAGGAATAAACAGAGTGTAATTATTTACTTAGTAGTAATAATAAATATTCTATACAAATATCTTTATTAATTTAAATAATATTAAAAACCCACCAAAAAAAATATTAATTCACAATTTATAACCACATAGCTCCTTATAAGAAGACAATACATCAAGGCAACACTTATTCGTTAATAAAAAATTACATCGATAAATCCAGACAACTAATACCATTTCTTAAATATACAACTAACTTATTAAATTACAACAATTCAAATCCATCTGTACAAATTTTATAATCTTTAAAGCTATCACCTTTACCTGAAATATTTTGACCTTATAGCGTCTTAGCTATCGATTTTATTTATATTTTAAAAATCTAAAGTTTCTCATACTTTTAAAAATCATCAAATTCATACCAAAAATTTCAAAAAATATCGTAATTTCAGTTCTAAACAACTTACCGACAAAGGGTTTGATTAAAAAAATTTCAAAAAAACCTTCAAAAACATCCTTAAAAAAATGCTAAAATTTATTAAAAATACTACGCATAATTCTACAAGGAAACAACAATGCCTGGATTCAATTACGATTCATCAATAGCAGACCTTATCGACAAGGAATTAAAAAAATTCAATGATGAAGATATGTTATGGATTTACGATGAATTACTCATATTTGTCGATAAAAACAATTATTCATTCCATAGTGAAACAGATAGTCTACTTATAGGAAAACAGATAAATTTTAAATTTGATGACTTTAATAATATTAAAGAAATAACTAACAAAATTAAATCTAGACTTGAAAAGATTAGGGAAATAGAAGAAGTTGAATATTTTTTCAAAAGAATTCAAAATTTTAATAATTTTGACAAGGAACTTTTTTCATTTTTAAAAACTAATAAACGTTTATGTAATTTTGCAATTAACTTTATAGAAAATAATTCCTTAGAAAATAGAAATAATTTACCAGAATTTAAATTTATTGAAAATAATTATTTATATACCATATATCAATTCACCTTCAATGAAATTAATTTCAATAAAGATAGTATTAATGAAGTTAAAGCTATATTTATTGATGTAATTTCAAAAGACTACCACAACAATTCAAAAAACTTTGAAGACGAAGATTTCCTAAAGTGGGCATACTCATACTTAATAAATAAAAGCAGAGATTTTAAAAGATTAAAATATCGACCATCAACAAATTCAGATTATTATAATTTAATAGTCTCATTTCTTGATTATATTTTACACTTTAAAAAAGATACTCATTACTCATTAACTAATCAACTTTATAAAGCTTGGAGTCAAAAAAAGTTTAGAGCAGCAGATAAAGTGAAAAAACAATATCACCTACCATTAACAAAGGGAGCAAAATCAGAATTAAAAAAACTATCCGATTTCAAGAATAAAACTGAAAACGAAATATTAGAGGAATTAATTCATCAAATGTATTTAAAAGAAATGTGTGATGAGGATGGAAAGTTAAAATACTAGCAAGTTCGTATAGATAGATTTTTGCATTTTATCAACAGTTAAAAGTCACCTTAAATGGCATAGTGGTGATACATTAAATTGAAAATACAGCTTCCTCCTCCATATCTGTTTCACGTTGCATAACTTTTTAATCTCCTAAAGATAAGAGGCTTTTCAGCCTCTTTTTTCACGCTATAATTTTAGCAACCAATTTTTTACTTGCTCCCCATACCACTCCATAATCTTTACACGTTCGTCCCAATATTGCGCTCGATTATATGCAGAGCGAATACGGTTCTGTGGCACATGGGCGAGTTGCCGCTCAATAGCATCAGGATTGAATAAATTCGATTCATTCACTACTGTACTAAATAATGATCTAAATCCATGCGTGGTCATTCGACCCGCATAGCCCGACCGTTTAATCACAGCTAAGATTGATTCGCTACGCATAGGCTCTTTGTTATTTAAACGATGTGGAAATAACAGATCTTGATTATGTGTCAAACGCAGTGCCTGAAGCTCATCGATCATCATGTTTGTTAAGGGTACACGATGGGGTAAATCGTTCTTCATACGTTCAGCAGGGATATCCCATTTACGCTCTTCCAGATCAAATTCATCCCAACGTGCTTGCAGTAACTCACTTACTCGAACACCAGTAAGCATGATCATAATTATTGCATGGTGAGTTTGGGCATCTGCTGGATAAGTTTTAATTTTTCTTAAAAATTCAGGCATTTCACTTTCTGATAATGAAGCCAAATTCTTCACTTTTTTATTCTTGAGTGCATAGACCAAATCACTCGCTGGATTATCAAATCGATAGCCATGAGCAATGGCATATTTCATAACCATACTACAACGAGACAAAGTACGCTTAGCCACCTCTAATGAGCCTCTAGCTTCGATCTTTTTAATGATTTGCAAAATCTCTGGAGCTTGAATTTGATTAATACGCTTAGTTGCGAGAGCAAGGTAAAGCTCATCCAAAGATGCTCGCACATTACTAATATGTTTGGATGACCAAGTTTCTCTTTGATTATCAAACCAATCTTCTGCTACCTCTTTAAAAAATGGCTTAATTTCCTCGTGCAACACTGACTTGGAATATTTGTATTTCAGTTCAAGTGCAAGCTCCCTTGCTTTCTTTAAACTCATATCAGGATATTGACCAAGTGACTCTGACTTACGCTCACCAAGAACAGTAAAGCGTATGTTCCAGTATTTTTGCCCTGATGGCGTTACGAGAAGTGATAGACCATTCTCATCCGAAAGGCGATATCGTTTTTCTTTTGGCTGTGCTTTTCTGCATTCTGTATCGGTAAGCTTCATCAGTATTTACCCTTTATCTAGACTAAAATAATTGGGTAAATTTTCCCAATAATTACCCAGAGAAGGCAAAAATTAGGTCAAATCAAGTCGGATGATATCGGACAAACAGGCAAATAAAAAAGCCCTTAAGTATTGAACTTAAAGGCTTTTTTACATTCAGTCAAACTTCTCTGAATTGAATTTTGGTGGAGATGGCGGGAGTTGAACCCGATCAAGTGAAACTCAATAAATAGCAATACAATTAGATGCTATGTAATTCAATACTTTAGCCAATCTGATTTTAATATTGTATCATTGTTATATAAAAGATTACGTCAAAAATTACGTCAAAGGATTTTTATGGCATTTCGAATTATGAAAGACAATCTATATTTGATGATTTCTGAAGAGATGCATTACAACTATGATGATTTTTCTGAAATTGATACAGCTATAACAACAAATTATTCCTGGACTGATGATGAAGATAAAGCATATAAGTTTTTATCAAAGCAAGAAGCCCAAGATCTTCTTGCTAAGAATTGGAAAAAATCTTTCTATAAAAATGCTGTAGTCCAAGAATGCTGGCTTTAGTCTTTTAACACTTGAATTAATGCTTTATGTCGAGCTTTACAATCATTATATTTTGCAACCGTATCAACAGACCAAAGCAATAAAGTACGCCCCATTCCATCTTCTAATTGCTGGAGATCTGGGCAAGGCTCTAATAAATTAGCTGGAATCGTTGGAGATAAGTGAGTTGATGTGCTGCAACCCAGTATCATCAATACAAACGTTGTTATAAACAGGGCGCTCAATGATCTTTTGCACTTCACGTGTAACTGTTTCGACTTTGACACGTTGTTCTGACTTAAGTTGCTCATAATCTGCGCTCACTTTGTTAATTTTGTTTTGTTTCTCGATCAATGACTTTTGCTGATCATCTTTAAGTTTTTGAATCTTTGCACTACAAGCTGATTCAGCATTTTTAAGCTTCGTGGCCAAATGATTAGTGTAAGCAATTTGCACCAGATATAAAAAAATAAAGACCGCAATTGCGATCCATTTTTTATACTTCCATAAGATTGTGGCTATTGGCATTTACTGCACCCCCATACACTTGTTATAGCGATCGAGCTGTCGGGTCCAAACGCCCCAACAATTATTAGATCGAATACTGCAGTCAAATTTTTTCTTGCCTTGACTAACATATTTGTATTTCAGTAATGATGCACAAGCTTGCCTATATTGCCCTGCTTTCAAGTTACCAAGCATCGAACTGCTATTCCAGTTAGCTTGTCCGAAATTGTATGTGAAATCGAGATAGACATCATATTCAGTCTGAGTAAGCTTCACTCCCAGCAAAGATTTGCGAAATGCCACCTCATCTTTAGCGATATGAGCTTTGGCAATTTGAACCGCACGTTCTTTGGTGATCGCTTTGTCAGTCATTTTGACTTTTGTGCCGTTTTCGTACTGAGTTGAACCAATACCAATGGTTGCCACTTTAGCGCTGTCTAAATATGGCTTTGATTTATACCCCTCATAGCCAATTAAAGATGCAAAAAAAAGCGCTGATGCGCTTAGTGTTGTTGCTATGATTTTAGTCTTGTTTGACATTACATTTATCCTTTAAGCTTTCCAAATATGCTTTATGTTCAAGTTCATCGCGTTTGTCTTTCTTTCGCGCGTAATACCAGTTTATGATTAAGCCTGCAATCGCAATTAAAATACTGAACCAAAACGCTATATCCAATGAGGCAAACCAAGCCAAAGCACCGCCTGCGCTACCTCCATATGTAATAACTTTGCCTGCCACAACACCTGTTGAAGCCTCTACAATTTGTTGATTATCTGCCATTGATACCCCCGATATTTGGCAATAAAAAAGCACCCGAAGGTGCTAAAACTGAATTGATTCTATATGCTCAATATTTTCTGACTCATAAATAAGTTGTCGAGCTATTCGACTTCTTTCATGACAGTTTAAAATATGCTGAGCAAGGGCAAGTCTTAATCCTTTCAATTGTTCTACATTGAGTAAAACAATTGAATTATCTTTTAAAGTCCATTCCACCTCTACACCAAGATCACTTGCGGTGATAATTCGTGACTGTGAAATAATATCTGAATCAAAAATATGCCCTAAAAATGAGAAACCGCCATATTCGGCGGTTTCTCTTTCTTCTTTGATCTCAGACCATTTCTGATCCTTTATTTGATCTAATGAACGAGGATCAATCCACTGTTTTAAATCATAATCGAATACATGATAAATTGATGGCTGATCGGGGATACATGCCCACCATCCACGATAATACATATTCGATTGTGGAGGATCAGAAACAGCCAAACAACCAAGTGGCTTATTTAATGCAATTGTTTCTTCATTTGCATAAATTAATTGTAGCAATTCGCCTCTTCTTGAGATGATTGCTGTCATTTTTTTAGCTCCAGGACTGATAATGTTGCTGTTAAGACAGATGCATTACCTGTATTCCAAGGTCGAATCATGAGTCCAGCATCTGCTATTGTGGTTGACCATCCCACCCTAATTGAATACTGAGCATTTCCAGTATATGCATCATCGATGATTGTAGGTAATTGAACAGCGCCATTAAATATTGCAACATCGTTAGTAATTTCACTTGAAGCCGCAACTCTTCCAATAAAAATTGGTGAGCCATTCCTGTATAAAACAACACCACAATACATAGTTTTTGGGGCATTGCTCACGGTAGATCCATTTGATCTCCAAGCTGATGCACACACGTTGTCAATATACACATAGCCACTGATTTGGCATTTCCCTCCACTTCTGTTCAGAGACAAAGATATAATGTCTCCAAAATAGTTTGATGTATCCAGGATTACTGCATCGCCTCCAGTAAATACCGTCGCACTTCTTTGAGAACTTCTTTGGATTGGGGAAACAAGTTTGATCCCCACTGGCACTGTTACTGCATTGTCTTTGATCTTAAGTGTACTTACAGCCAAATCATCGATATTTGCCTCTTTGACTTTGATTGTGCCTAAATTGGCACTGATCGCACTCAAACTATCTGCATAAATCTTATTCGCAGAAATATAACCAATGTTAGCGTTATCAAGATAAAGTCCAGCTGGAACCACGGTCCCATTCGGTAATGTCACTGGTCCTGCTTGGTAATTAAAAGCATACTTTGCTTCATTACCTATCGATGCTGGTGCTGCTATAGCAAACTGGTCAGCGCGAATAATAAATTGACTCTTTCCAGAACCCTCGTTTATCAATCCAATGCCAGCCACATAACCATCCACATCTGTTTTCAGTGTGTACTGGGCTTTGATACCGTTAACTGATTGCAATGATTGTTGAACTAATGCAGTGTTCTCAAAACTATTTGGTTGCCATTGTAGAGGAGGTTTTGAGACATCATCTTCATACAAACAAGCCCAATAAACCTTTGCAAAGGAATTATTTTGGTCAGGTTGCCAACCTGTGATGTAGAAGTTAATTGCACCACTGGTACCTGTATCAAACGATGTCTGGACAAACTTAACTACAATGACCTGTCTACCAAAAGAAGAATTGGTATTCCAAATATTTTGATTGCCATGTACATAAGCTGAAAATGAACTACCACTGCCACCTGTTGTAAACTCAGCCTCAAACACTAATGTGTAGGTTTTACCATATACAAGAGATTTGGACATTGCCCTGCTCCAAAAGGGGTATGGGTTTTGTCCTACAGGTTTATCAACAGTAATCTTGGAATCTGTGAGTACATTAATTGATGCGTTGCCAACAGTTGTACCCACCTGTGTGATAGCCTGAGAGTTTGCCTCAACCTTTCCATTGATTTGAGTCACTGTGGCTTCCAGATTATTGGTTGCCGTAGCTGTCGCATTCAACTTGTTGTTGATAGAAACTGGAACCATACTGGCATCATAACCTTGAGGCTCAATGTACTCATCTCCCTCCCATCGACCTTGAATCACAATCTTTGGTGTACCCGTATATTGATTACAAGTTAATTCATACCAAGCACCACCACGTAATAGCACATATTCCTGACTCGAGTGAGTCAGTTGCCCTAACCACATTGCTGGTGATTGGTTGCTCTGTGTCCAGAGATAACTGAAATTTACAACTTGTCTTTCAATATCTTGTGCGCCCCAACCTGATGCTCTTGCTTTCCAATGTAATGAAAGTGCAAAAGTACCACCGCCATGACTTGACCAAGGAGCAGCGAATTTTCCAAGTGGCATCTCGAATGCCAACTCCCCAATACCATTACCCATCAAAGGAATTAAGATCGGGTAATACAAATTAGGATCAAGGTTTGAAAGGTCTAATGGGAATTTTCTCCCATTTAATGCCAATTCTGCTTTAGCCTCTACTTGTGTCAAAGCCTGCCCTTGAGAAGAAATTGTATTGCCTTGTTGCTCAACAGTGGTCTTCAATGAATTAAGAGCATTGGCATCAGCCTTGCCCTCGATTGCACTTTGAAGTCCTGTAACAGCAGAAGCATTCGCTTTAATCTCATCGTCATGCCTAGTTGTAGTCGCATCCAACTTGTTTACAGCTGTTGCTGAAGCGAAATCTTGTTCAGATAAGCTCCAATCAGATGGAATGTTGCCTTTCTCTATAACAGGTCTTCGGAAGTGATATGTACCACCCATGTGACCTACTCCGAAATGGAAAGCAAACCCACCTTTAACGTATTTACGTGTATGGTAGTACCTTTGCCAAACGCCAACTTTTTGCACTTGACCTTTAGCCAATGTCAGATTCATGTACGTCATAGAATCTTTCCAATACAACTGCGGTGCGTATGGGAAACTTCCATCTTCATACATCATCTCTACAGAAAAAATACAGTCATCATCAGTATTCAA